GTGTCGCTACTTCAACATTTGTATACACACCATTTCGCCACACCCTAACATATCTATCACCAAATTCAAGCATGAATGATTGGTTCTTATTGGTGGTAAATTCAAACAGTCTAACAGGTTTATCATTGTACTTAGCGTAACCGATAAACTGTGAACCTTGCCGTCTAGCTACCGCACCATAAGGTCGAATAACTGCGTTTTCAGCAAGCAGTAATGCACTTTTATATTGCTCTAGGTCAAATCGACTAGATACATCAGGCGATACCTCGCCAGTAGTAAATGCGACTTGTCCGATAAACATAGGTTGCATATTACCAACTCCTTGCCTTGATATAGTTACTTACATACGGCATATCTAATCTGCGTTCCTTAGCACTCATAGATTTTGCCTCTTGTAATGCAGCTTGATACAGTTTGTACGACTGGTCGAATAAACCGCTATTACCAGTCAATGGCATGGCTAAGTCAGATGCCATCTTACACACTAATGCTTTAACGAATATAGGGTTCATTACATCAGCATCGGTTATATCGTACACATAATCAATGTGCATCAATGGCACATCAGATACGATGTACTTTGTATTATTATCAGTTAGGTAAACATCATATTCACGTTGCTTTTCCGCTCGGTATCTATCACCCTGTGGAATTACCGCAAGGATGCGAACACACTTTTCAGGGTATGCATACACATAACCCCAACCATCTATCTTATGTTCAGATAGCACCGCACGTTCACGCTTACGTGCAAAGTTCCACTCAAACTGCTCTAACAATACTCTACGTGTTAGATCATAATGCAATCTGCATTGTCTAGCAGGTTCTGTTTCTTCCGTCATAGAACGTATTCGCCCTGCATTAATAAGAGATAATGCTTGATTACAGATGTCAGTAGGTGTCATTTGTTCCACCTTTCTATAAAAAAAGAGGGGGCATGAAAACCCCCTCGTTCAATTATTCAGCAGTTTCTTCCGCTTTCTTACCACGTTTCTTTGGTGTAGTTTCTGCAGTTTCTTCTGTTTCCTCTACTTCTGCGGATGCATCACCTACAGGCTCAAACAAAGCATTGAAGTAGTCTTTATCATATTCAGCCACTTCATCTTTTGTGAATGTTACTGTTTCACCCTCATGCAACAAGCCAAGGGTATTGTGATAGCATTTTGCTTTAACAATATATTCCATTTATATCTCCTATACTAAACGCACATCAGGTGTTAAGAAAGCGGTAATTGTACCGCCAGTCATATTATTAGCGTTGAGTTTCAAGTACTTTTTAGCGCCACTTGCTAAACGCACCGCAACTTTAGTACCTGCTTTAGAGTTGGCTGGTAATGTAATGCCATGCAACAATACCGCATTAGCAATGTTTTCTGTATTAGATGTGTACAAGTTAAATAAAGGTGTACCAGTTACATCTTTGTCGATGCGAATTACAAGCCACAAAGATTCCTCTGCATCGCCACCATTACCATTCATAACTACATCGGAGTTAGTGTTTGCAGTCAACGCTTGTTTGTAGAAAAAAGTATTTTGTTTATCGATATACATATGTTATCCCCCTATTATTGTACACGTGCTTCAGTAGACAATAATGCATCTGTTTTACGAACAGGAATGCCATTTGCACGGACTACTGTATGACCCATTTCTTGGTCTTCGGAAATAGTGTATTTGTGTGCCTCGTTCTTTTGCATACGCAAGAATGTACGTACAGTAGGGTTCATGTACCATACTGCTCGACCCATGCCCATGTTAGGAATAAGTTCTTCTGCTTTAATCATAAGGTTAATAAGGTCAGCACCAGTTTTAGCATCTTTAGTCAATGCATTCACATCGATGTTTGCGATACGTACAACATATCTCCAATCACGTACAGTTAAGCCTGTATCAAGTTTGTAGTGTGTACGATAACCTTGGTAGCGACCGCCATCAGGGTCAGTCAATGTTTGTTCACCTAAATCTTTATGAGAAATACCACCCATAGAACCTTTAGGATAGATACCATGTACAGTATTTTTACCCCATACTACAAGATAGATGGATGTAAGGTTAGTTGTACCGCCAGCATCAATAATGTTTTTACCGCTTTCTGCAGCTTTTTCATTGTAACGTGCTGCCAAGCCTACAAATTTTTCAGGGGAATTTTCATCACCATAGAATAATGTAGATGCCCATTCTTGGTTCATAGCCTCTAAGAATGCATAATCTTCGGACAAACGGAATGCAGCGGAGTTGCCGTTCAAATCTGCCAAAGATTTATCAATTTCAGCGTAAGCCTCTAGCATACCGCAAGTGTCGGTTACTTGTTTTGTTTTAGATTTGCTTGGTTTAACACCATAGTTAAGCATTCTCCATGTAGCCTCAGGCAAGCCTGTACGTACAGTTGTTTTATGACCTGTAGGCAGGTTGCCCTCTACCATAGTCATATCTTGTACGATTTCATTTGTTTGGTTCATCATTTCGATGATTTGTGCAACTGCATTGTTTGGATCTAATCTAGATTGCACATCTAAAAGTGTTGGGTTCATAGTACCGATTGTAGCCATGTATTACTCCTTTAAATCAATTATTTACTCATAGATGGGTAAAGCATTTTTGCTCGTTCTTCCTCGGAAATATTTGTACTTCCAGCTTTACCACTATTAGAATTGTTATCTTCGCCAGCCATATTGGCGATTTGTGCGAACAGTTGAATTACCTCTACACGATTACCTAAGCCGTTTTGAGATAAGATTTCACGAATGTTTGGGATTTCTTTTTCGACTGCCTCAACACCTACAGATGCTTGTGCTACTGTTTCGTCAAACTTCGCACCTAGAACCTCTTTTGTGTGTTCTGCGTATGCTGCATACTGTTTCATCTCAGCTTGTTGTCTTTGTTCCTCGTAAGCAGTTACAAGGTCTGTACCATATTTAGAACCAAACTTCGCCATCTCTACTGCTTGCTCTTGTGTTGCGCCTACACCATTGAGCAGCTTAGAAAACTCATTAGCGATGTTTTCATCAACCACACCACCCTCAAAGGCTGGTGCAAAGTCATATTTGATTGGTTCAGGTACGCTTTGTTGTTCCTCTTGGTTAGCACCCTCATGGTTGCCACCTAGCAAAGTACCGCCATCATTCGTGTTTTGTTCTTGTGGTGTACCACTTTCCGCACTACCTGTGTTATTATTCGTGCCTTGTTCTAGTTCTTCTGCCATGTGGTTTATTCACCTTTCTTTTCTAAATCGTTAAACAATTTCTGTTGTTGGATATATTCTAGTTGTGCTTGGTGGTATTTAAGTACACCCTCAACACCATCACCGATAGCACCAAGCATTTGCATATACTTTAGACCCACACTTCTTTTCCCCTCATTGAAAAAGGTTTCTGAATTGCCAGTAAACGAACGCTTTAGAATGTCCGTATTGTCTAAAAGCCTACAAAAAAACCACCTACCAAGTTCAGTACTTAGTACGTGGTTAAGTGCATCAATATCACGATCACGAATATATTCTTGTTTTGTTTTCATCTACACCCCCATACCCATTAATTGTTGCATTACTGGGTTTCCGTCATTGGCTGCCTCTGTTGCTTGTTTAGCAGCACCAGCCATTTGAGGTGCTAGTTGTGCCATTTGCATTGCTTGTGCTTGTTCTTCTTGCTCTTGTTGTGCTTGTTGTTGTTGTTCCATGATTTGTTGGTACTCATCATTAGAACGAATAACCCTAGCTGGTACACCAAGGTTTACACCATAAATGTCCGCTGCCTCTTCAAAGTTGAATTTCTGAACGATGTTCGCATTGCCCTGTGCTAATGACATTATGAAAGCATAGTACTGTTCGATATTCACCAATGAAGACATTTTCTGTGCTTGTGCTAATGGAGATATGTATTCTATCTTTACATCCATTCCGTTTAGCATTTCAGCAGTTTGTTCATCGATTGGTGGAAATATTCCAGCCCTATCTAAGATGCCATAAGTACGTTCAATGATTGGGTTTAGAAACTCACTTTGTAATCGTTCAACTACAGGCCCTAACTGTTGCATCTTTTCTTGTGTACGCTCCATAACCTCACGTGCGGTCATTTGTCCGCTATCGATGTTATCAAGCATCAAGAATAAGTCAGCACTATATGCACGTTTAATACTTTCAGATACAAACTGTATCTTAGCTTGTACGTTTGCAACATCAATGCCTACATTGAATATTGGTTCAACCTTACCGCCAGTATCAACTTCCGTTACACCACCAGGAAATAGATTTACGCTACCAATCACATCAGATGTAGCACTCATAGGTGGTTTAATACCTAATTCGATTGCCGTTACTAGGTCTTTTTCAAGCAGTTGTAACATCTGTGCATCGGACTGTGCGAACCATGCACACCCTTTACCATAACCGCTTAGATCATGTGTGGTATGTCTAGCAATAGGAATAGACCATTCTTCAAAGCCACTATGCCTTAGTACCTCATCGGAGTTACTCCCCTCTATCCAATAAATGGATGAGTAAGGCATATTCTTATTACCTAATTTCCCATTGCGGTCTTTATTAGGTGTTACCAACCAACACACAACATGAGTTGTTGCATTACCTTTGCCATCGTCATATTCACGTTTTACTTGTTCAGTACAAGCATCATACCCAAACTCTTCAACAAGCTGGTCTGCAGTCATTCGGTATTTTCTACCAAAGGTGTTTACCTCACCATTACTGCCACACTCTAATGCATATGTACCGATTGGATAAGATGTGAACCTTACACCAAACTTAGGGTCAGGCATGATTGACATAGGCGCTTGTCCAAATGGTAATTCCATATAAGCTTGATGCACTACGTTATAGAAATTAGACTTAGCAAATACTGCATAGAGTATCTCTTCACGTTCATCAAGTACCTTACTAACATCGCTATTAGCTGCTAGGTCAGTATTTTCTAATGTTAGCTTGAACCACTTCCTACTAGGTGGTGTCATGCCACTCATTACACCTGATGCGAATATTTGGCAACTTTCCCAAGCCACACCATTATTTATTTTGTCGGTGTAGACTTTCGATTGGTCTTGTTCATCATCAAATAGTCCAAGGAAAGGTAGTTGATAATCTCGAATATCTTTCCACTTAGCAACGTACTTTTGACGATTGTTGAACATGGCATTAAACTTTGCCTTAATCTTCGTGTAATCACGTTTCTTAGGCATCGCATTTGTCGGTTGTCTAGCAAGCGTTGATAGGATAGTTCCTTGCATCATTAACCCCCTAATGTGTTCTTAGTGCCAGTTGTTGCCGTGGAAAGAATTGTACTTTCATAACCACGTTTGCCCTTACGTTTTTTAGCGTACCAATCTTCACCAGTCATTGTAGTTGCATCATCTGTTTGTACAGTTGGTGCAGGTGCTGGCATTGGTGTATCAGGCATCTTATTTTTCATGCACATTTAATCACCCCTTATCGTTTAAATGGATCATACTCTGTGTTAGCATGAACCCTACTCCCTACATTCACTTTTTTATTGACCCTGAACGCAAAGGTCAAGGCTAATGCATCGCCTTTATTTGGAGATGGTAAGCCACGTTCTTTCATATCCTTTTTACTTTCAAGTTGTATTCTGCCGTTCTTATCGATGATAGCCTCAGGACTTGTTATATCGTCATATAACCCTTGGTCGTTTGGCGGAATTGAACCACCCTCTTTTAACCACTCTTTAAGTTCTCCCCACATATACGCTCTCATGTTGAGATACATATCATTAGGTGCTTTACCACCAAAGGCAACTAACCGCCATCGTCTCCCCATTGACTTACCAATACTATAAATACCTGTGCCGTACCCTTGGTCGATGAATACTGCATCCGCTTTGTATTCGTCCTCTAGTTGTGCAATGAGTTGTGCCATTCGCATATCATCGTCATTCTTTTCAATAGTTGCTAGGCACTTCATAGAGTAACCATTACGCATTACGATTTCTAATGTATCGCCACCAGTCCATGCAGGGTCAACACCAATAATCGTTGGTAGGTTATTAAACTGTCCAACTTTGTATACTCGTTTCTGTGCCTTGTCCGCTATTTCTGCTGAGATAAACTGTGTATCAGATGCACTAGGGAACAAACCTCTTACACGCACCTTTACAAAGTCGCTATCCTCACCATGAATATCAACCCATTCTTGCAATTTAGCTTTATTTGAGATTTTAACAGTACGGCTATCAATCTGATATGTAGTCCAATAGTTACGATGCTTTCTAAAACATTCTCTAAACCTACCGCTATTACGTGTAGGGTTACCAAACACACACCATATAATTTCCGTTTCCTTATCAGTTAATGCACCCTCTGTTACTTCCCATATCTTGTCAGATATTGCTGATGCCTCATCAAATATGATAAGTATTCTGTTACCTTGATTGTGTAGACCAGCGAATGCCTCTGGGTTACTTTCACTCCACGGAATAGCATCTATCCGCCATGTCTTTTCATACTGTTTATCAGCACTAAACAATGCAGTAGCAGTATAAGTGAATAACTCTTTACCAATGAACAAGTTATACCACTTATTGAGTTCCGCCCAAGTCTTAGACTTTAACTGTGTATCAGTATTAGCAGTAACTACCCCTCTTGTATTCTCATGTGTAGCAATAGCAAATAATATCAACAATGAAGAAAAAGCGGACTTCCCAATACCATGACCTGATGCAACTGCAATTTGTATTGCCTTAGCTAATGACTTTCCCTTACGTAGTTCTTTGCCTATTTTTTTGAAAGTCTTAACTTGCCATTCGTCAGGACCATCAAAGTTTTCAAGCGGCGTTCCTTTTTCTCCCCATGGAAAAGCAAAATAAACAAAACCTAATGGATCATGAGTGAACGAACCCAACGCATCAATCAGTTGTGCCTTGTTGAATTTCATCTGATTTCACCCTTGCTTGTTTCATTCGGTCTGATATATCAATCTCTATTTCTGCATCAAGTTTCACCTTGTCAGTAAACAACATATGCCGTTTACCTAAGAGTTCAGCTGCCTTAGTTCTATCAGCTACTGACACATCTAAACCAAATGCATCTTTTTCTTCGCCATTCATTACCCTAGATAGATATTGTAGGACTTCATCAGCAGTAGCAATCGTATTTTTACTGCGTTTATCCATCACTTCATCTATATATTGGCGCACCTTTACTTTTCTTAATAACTGACTACCCTTGCTTGATGCAGTTTTTTCACTATATCCAGCCTTGATAGCACTCTGTGTTGCGTTGGTAGTCTTGATATACTCATCTGCAAATATACGTTCTTTTTCTGTTAAGGTGTTAGCATCTGCCATATATCAATCACCACCTTTATATGTTCTAACTAAAAAAAGTAACACCTCGTGTTGCTTGGTGCTACTGTACTCGCTTTCTTTCTTATAAAGTTGTTTCGCTTTAAATGTCTTACCCTTTTTGTACTTGTGAGGGAATGTTAGTTTGTACTCTTCCTCGTTGTACATTCTACTGACAATATATATCTTGCAAGGCTTATCGTATTTGCTCCATGATTGCCTTACATCGACTACATATCGCCTACCATTCATCTGTAATGCTTTAAGTAGTTTCTTTATCGTTGGTTGATAATTCACATCCAACACCACACAATACCGATTAAGATTAGTACTGCGCATACAATAGCTAAACCATCGATGAGTGTAATCATTGTATCGCCACGATGTTCATAAGCGTATTTTGCCTTAGCTTGTAACTCTTTATTGTTCAAGTCCTTGGCCGCTTGTTTGAATAGCTTTCTATCTTCAATGAATTGTTTGATTGCTTTAATCATTTCAGCACTTCGCCACCTTTCCTTTTTAATTTGCCATGCGATCTAACACACAAGCCATAATTACCTTTACTTGCACCGCCACAAGTAATATATGTTTGACATAAGCCGTCATATTCTATTGTCTTTGCGGTACACACTCCTTTTTTGTTGTTCAAGCATTTACTTTTACAACACAAAACATCCGTCATAATCTCCCCTTTATGATAGATTTATACAAAAATTGGAGTATATCGCCGTGGATATACCCCATTATGTGATAGTTTTATTCTGTTTCTTTGTATTAATCACTCAAAACTAGGTGCGTTGTTGATGACGTGACAATTTATGCTTTTGAGGTTCAACTATGAATAAAAAACAAAGTTGGAAAATAGAAACACACCTAGTTTTCAATAATCACTTGCACACTCAATACCAACAACTAACATTTTGATGGATCGTAATCATGTTAGGTTAAGTAACAACAAGAATATGAATAAGTTTCTTTTGGAGGCTGCTAGTTGTCAGTATTCAATGTGTAACCAATATAGGGTAAGTTCGTATCTGAAAATGTATAATGTATAAGCTATGCTTGATGATATTCGACTTACCCTGTATCAGTCAGCAGTAAAAATTTACATATAAAATTTTTGTCTTAACACATACTTCAAATTGAAATTAGAAAAAAGTATAGTGTTGTTTCCTAGTCAATCAATTATGGTTGCGCTGCTACTCTGCGACCGTTAGCGCTATACGTTCCATTTCGCCCATATACAACAAAGGCGCACTCTTATTTGGGTGCGCTTGTTGTTGTGTTTTGATTTGTCCTAATGAAAGAGTGAGTAGTAGTCGCTTAGTGGCAACTTCTACATATATATTATACCTAATAGCAAACTATAGGTACACGGACAATCACGGACATTCACGGACATTATAGGACAAGTTTTTGCCCAAACTCCAATAATGCTTTTTGCTTGTATCGTTTCGCCTGTTTCGTGGAATAACACCCAATCATTTTATAAGCATCTTCTGTTGTGTTGTTGAGTACAAACTCATAACGTAGGATAATTGCCCCTAACTTTTCATCTAGTGCATCTATCTTAGTGATCGCATCGCATTTTAATTTAGATAACTCATCAATTCGCTTATCACGTTCTGCGACTGTGTCCATAAATCTTGATACACTAACCTCTAACCCTTGTGGAGTACCGCCACCTGTTACCCTATCTTTACTGTAATCAATCGCACCTATTGATGTAAGGTTTGCTCGTAGTTGATTGATTTCTTCTTTGATAGATGCAATCTGTACATCAATTAACTTAACAGGTTGTAGGTACTCAACCGCCTTTTCTATTAGTTGTTTTTCATCATATTCTCCCAAACACTTCACCTCACTCTTTAAACGCTGGTTCAGCATATCCCCAAACAACAGGTATATCAGATATTACATTGCTCCAAGATGTCTTTCCATCACGCCATGTATACACTTTTCCATCTTTATATTCGGCAAAATATCTACACTTCCATACTTCATTGATACTATCTCTTACAAATACAGGTGTATCAACTTCTACTTTTGACCAATCAACAATGCCTAATTCTTCTGCAATGTCAAAAACCTCATTAGCACTTAATTTTGGTAGTGCTGCAATAACACCAGTTATACCAATATACTTTTTACAACTGCTTATTCTTACTTCATCTACATCATCAAACATGGATGGCTTTTCATTTGTTAGATACATATTATCGTATTTATCCGCTACAATATACCGCCAGCCATCATCATATAACTTTTGAAATAACCATTCTCTACCTTGTTCATCTGTGATCATACTCTATTCACTCTCCTTATATTTAAAGTAATAATTTGCAAACGCTTTTATTCGCTCTACATCTTCATTGGTGGCACAGTCCACATTACATAGCCAATAGTCAAATTCTATCCACCTATCTTTGTGTTTATAAAGGAATGTACATCTATCCATCATTTCCCTTATAAATGGTACACACAATTCACCGTCTACTTCTATTGCAAACCCATTGTGTTTAGCAAATAATCTAGTTCCTACCATTTACACATCCATCTACCTATATTTTCACTCCATTTAAACTTAGCTACATCATATAGTTCAAAATCATCAATGGTTTCACTTACCTTACCGATATAGAACACATCCTCTTCACTCTCTACCGCAAGCAGGCATAAGAAATCAAATGCATCTTGATAACTTTGAGGTGCGATGTAAAAATCGGAGTGTTCAACGTAACCACTATAACTTTCCATTAAAGCCACCCAGCCAGCAGCAAAAAGGAAATTAATAAATTAGCTCCACAAGCTAATGGTGTTATGTTTTCATCATCCGTTATAACACACATAACAAGATTGTTTATCGCAAGTGCTACAACAACTAATTTCCAACACAGTAATTCATCCATTCTTCCACCTTATAACCCTACCATTATGCACTTAATACCTTTTTCAACTATATAGTCCATAAGTTTTATTAGCTTGCCATACTCTTTATCTGTGAGTTTTCCTACACTATAAGCATTATCCACTTTGCGCCTAATTTCGTTTAAACTTTCAAGGCTATAAGCGGAAAGTATATACTGCCTAGTTTTTCTGTAAAAAGCACTCATACTCACCTCTTATGATAGGGCGGATATTTCACCGCCCATATTCCTACTCAATCAACTACCTTAATGTAAACATAACTATTACAAAAAAGATTATTGTTACTATCAAACCACCAATAGACATATAACCAATCATGTTATTCATCTTTCGGTTTGTTTCCCTAATGCGCCTTTCACATTCTAATTTGTTAGCTATATACTCGCTTTCATAATTAATTCGTAAAATTGCTAGTTTTAACTCTAACTCTTGTTCTTTAGTCAATCGTTCTCTAGTCAATTCATCCATTATTTGTTCGCTTTCAACTCTTCAACTTCCGCTACTAACTTAGTAACCAATGTTTCAAGTTCTTTGATTTTGCCTTTGTGGTTCAATTCGTATTCGCTACCTTTACCCAATCGGAAGTTCACACTAGCATTTACCATTTTTTCAGAACCAAGTGTACCGCCTACACTAAACATTACGTGTTCATTTGGTGCGTAGAAACCGCCTAATGCTACCGCACTATGTCCTTTGTAATGACCGTAACCAACGGAGAATGTCATTTTATCGTCTTTGTTGTATCCAAGATAATGAAGTGCGGATAACGCTGCATTCGCTGCACCAGCTTTACCAATTTCACGTTCTACATTTCGTGTCATACCACGTTCTAAACTTTCGATGCGGTTTTCATGATTTTCTAATACATTTGCATGGTCTACTAAAGTTTGTTCGTGAGATTGTAATTGTTGTTCGTGATTATTAATGATCGTTGCATGATTGTTGATTACTGTTTCATGACGATTAATAGCATCTGTATTTGCTTTGATATTGCCAGCATTTACTTTGATAGCATCTGTATTATCTTGAATAGCTTTAGTATTTGCCCCTACACGCTCGTTTGTTTCGTTGATAGAGTTAGTAATCGTTGTGTAATTGTTATCCACCTTAGCGGTTAAATTTTTAATGTTATTTACATTGCGGTCTACACGAATATTCAAGCACTTAATATCTTTATCATGTTTCGCAAGTTTTGCACCCATAGATGCGATTTCATCGTAGGCAGCGTATAACTGGCTACCATTTACTGCATCTGTAGATGCTGCATCAACTTGTCCAGCTGCAACATTAGTAATTTGGCGGTTGTAATATTTAACACCACCAAACCCAGCTCTATCTTTAGAACCTACACTCACTACAGATTGAGGGTTCTCACCTGCGAATACGTGAGTTACCCCATTCAACACTACTTGTTGTGTTGGTACTGCATCATCTGTTACGGAATTAGTACCCAATGCCACACTATTGCTTTTGTCTGCTACTGTGTTATTACCAATAGCATATGCATCCCATGCAGTAGCCTTGCCATGAGTACCTACTACTGTTGCACCCTGTCCAGCAGTTTCGGAGTTAGCACCGATTACCACTTGCTCTTGGTTGCTATTTGTTTTGTTGTTGTAACCGATGATTGTAGTTTGGTTAGCACTTACTGTTCCGTTGTTAGAACCGATAACAGTTGTATCGTTACCGCTAACTTTATTATCTCGACCTAAAACGATTGTGCTTGTACCAGTAACTACTGTATTCACACCTAATGCTGCGGAGTTGTAACCGCTAACTACTGGTGCAGTAGTATTTGGTTCTACTTGACCTACTACAATACCATTTGCAAATGTGCTACCTGTAACTGTTGCCATAACCATTGTTGCTAATACTAATTTGTTGTTCATGTTAATTTCTCCTTTTATGTTAATTAATTTAGAAAACTTATTTACCTGTGCTACCATAACCGCCAGAACCACGTTCTGTTGCGGTTAGTTCATCTACTTCTACTACATCAACCAATTTAATTGGTACGATGATTAATTGTGCGATGCGATCACCTCTAGCAATCGTGTAATCTTTACACGAAACATTTTCATATACGATGCTAATCTCACCTCTATAATCTTCATCGATTATTCCAACGCTATTGGCACATCGTAGCGGTGTTTTACTCATGCTACTTCTAGGTGTCAATAAACCCATATGGTTTTGTGGAATTTCAACTGCCACACCTAATGGAATTTGTCTTTTACTATCCGCTG